AGAAGGTGACAAAATAAAATTAATTAGATTTGGTATGCAAGGAGCAAAAAACAAACCACCTAGGCAAGGTGAGTCTGATGCAGATAAATCAAAAAGACGCAGCTTTAAAGCGAGACACGCAAAAAATATTGCAAAAGGCAAAATGTCAGCAGCTTTTTGGGCTAATAAAGTCAAATGGTCATAATTCTGATATATTTATTAAAAAAGCTACGCTTTATTTATGTCTGAAGAAACAAAAGAGGTGGCTACGCCCCCAGTAGCAGCACCTAATGCTGAAGTTGAAGCATTAAAAGAATCAGTTAAAAAATTAGAGGCTAAAAATTACGAACTGATAGGTAAGCTGCAAAACCAAAAAAAGGCAGTGCCTGATGATTATGACAATCTTCTTGCTTATAAACAAAAGCATGAACAGGAAGAATTAGAAAAAGAAGGTAAATATACAGAAGCAAAACAAGCAATGGAACAACAGTATCGTGATAGATCTGCTGAAGATAAAAAACGTATTGAAGAACTGGAGTCAAGAAACAGAGAACTTGAATTGATTGCACCAGCAATACAAGCATTATCTGAAGTTACTCATGATCCAGAACTTGTCTTAAATAACTTTGTACCAAAAGAACAGATACAGATTAAAGAAGGCAGACCAGTTGTAATTGATGGTTATGAACAACTCCCTGTGGCAGATTATGTTAAAAATAAACTAGAAAAAGAAAAGCCTTATTTGTTAAAAAAAGCACCTGCCGTTGGTGGTGGAGCACCCATTTTAAGGCCATCTGGAGGGGGTGAAATTACCGAAGAAATGATTAAGCCATTCTTAAAAAATACTCATAATATTACTGAACAGACGAGAATTGCAAGGGTTTATGGTGTAGATACATGGAAAAAGTTGCGAAATATTGCAGAAACTCGCTAGAATATTAATTAAATTCTGTTACGCAGAATAAATATTTAGGGTTACGCCCACCGCTTAAAAAATTATTAAAAAAAACACATGGCTGTTTTAAGGAGTGACATTATCATTCCAGAGGTATTTACACCATATGTTATAGAGCAAACTACTGCTAGAGATTCATTTCTTGCGAGCGGTGTGGTTGCACCTATGGCAGAATTAAATGCAACTGAGGGTGGTGATTTCGTAAATGTACCTTTTTTCTCTGCAAATTTAAGTGGAGATTTTGAAGTACTTTCAGATTCAAGTTCATTAACACCAGGCAAGATTTCTACTGATAAACAGGTGGGAGTTATCTTACATCGTGGTCGTGCATTTGAATCTCGTGATTTAGCTGCATTAGCGGCTGGTTCCGACCCTATGGCTGCAATCGGTCAAAAGATCGGAGCATATATTGCAAACCAAAGACAAAAAGATTTACTTGCATGTCTTGATGGAGTATTTGGCTCAATTAATGCAAACGACAGCAACTCTGCTTTCTTTGGATTGACAATTGATTCTGAATCAGGTGATACACCAACAGGTTTATCTCCAAAGCACGTTGCAAAAGCAAGGTCAATTCTTGGCGATCAAGGTGACAAGCTAACAGCAGTTTGTATGCACAGCAAAGTTTACTATGATCTCGTTGAGAGAAAGATGGTTGATTATGTTCTTGCTTCAGATGGCAATGGTGGTTCTGCTACTGCATCAGGTGGTACTATTGCCCCTGCATATGCTGGTGGAAATGATACAGTCCCCACATACTGTGGACTAAGAGTTATTGTTTCAGATGACGTTTCTACCACAGGTAGCGGATCATCAACTGAGTACAGTACTTATTTCTTTACAGCAGGTGCAGTTGCTAGTGGAGAGCAAGCTGGTTTAACAACTGAGACAGATAGAGACATTCTAGCTAAATCAGATGCTATGGCTATTGACCTTCATTACACATATCATCCTGTAGGTTCTAAATGGGCTGTTACAACAACAAATCCAAACAGAAGTCAACTTGCAACTGTAGGTAACTGGTCGAAAGTTTATGCCACCAAGAACATAGGCATCGTCAGGGCAACTAACGTAAGCACACAAGATTAAGGGGAAATTATTATGCCATCTTTATTTGAGGTTAGTGCTGGTAAACTTACTGGGCCAACAACAGGTGGAACCGTAACACAGGCAACTAACAAATCCACAGGTGTAACTCTTAATACAGAGTCAGGACAAATCACCATGAACAATGCAGCTTTAGCTGCTGCTGCTGAAGTGACATTTACAGTAACAAACGATAAGATCGCTGCTACTGATTGTGTTGTTGTAAACCATGGTTCTGGCGGCACTGCTGGTTCTTATCTTTTAGGGGTTAGTACTATTGCTGCTGGATCATTTAAGGTAACAGTAACCAACGCATCTGCTGGCTCTTTAAGTGAAGCAATTGTCATCAACTTTGTTGCATTAAAAGGTGCTTCTAGTTAATGGGAATATTCGCTTTTAGACGAATGAGAGAGCAAGAGGCTACCAAAAAGGTAGCCCCTGTTCTTTTAACACCAAAGAAAAAACCAAAACGCAAGCCAAAATCTAATGGCAATAACAATTCACACAACAGTCGGAAGCAGCATAGCGAATAGCTATATCAGCCTTCAGGAAGCCCAAGATATTATTGATGGGTTAATTGAAGATGATGATGTAGTCGCATGGGCAAGTTCTACAACCGACCAAAAAAACAGAGCATTATTTACATCTACACAAAGAATAGATCGAGAGCGTTTTTTGGGGGCAAGGGTAACTGATACACAAGCATTACAATGGCCGAGAACTGGCGTTAGAAAACCCGATACATATATAAACACTTATTCTGTTGGTTTTCCTTTTCGTATCACCACAGATTATTACACAGATACAGAAGTTCCAGATCAAGTAAAAAAAGCAGAGGCTGTATTGGCGGTATATCTTAATAACAACAAATCAGGATTAGGTTTATCTGGTCTTGAGGATTTTAAAAGAGTAAAAGTAGGTACACTAGAAGCAGAGCCAAACTTTTTTGGTTCTGTTGGTGCTGATAGAGTACCACCACTGTTTGAACGCTATTTTACTGGCTTACGAATAAGTGGACCAGGAAACGTAGCAATTAAAAGGAGTTAAAATGACTTACTATCCAGCAGCAAAAATTATTAATGACACAGCAGCACACACTGGTCGTTTTGGCTGCATAAAAGCTTTACAAGACTCAGTTATCAATACTCTTGTAGCTGAAAATATAACAGGAGATTTAACTGACCTACAGTTCAAATCTAATACTGCAATCGAAGGAGTTATTACAAGTGTCAAACTTGATAGTGGTACTGTTATTGCATACTTGCTCTGATGCCAAGTTTAGGAAACGCACTAAAAAAAGCAGTTCCAGGGATATTAAAAGCCACTGGTAGTAATGTAGTAATAAGATTTGTAACAGTTGTAAGTTACAATACATCTAATGGTGCGGTTTCTGAAAGCAATACAGATGTTACTGTTAAGGCTTTAGTTGAAGATGTTTCTAGATCAGAGGTAAATGATCTTATTAACCAACAAGATAAACGTGTTTTATTTGCTGCTAAAGATGTCACCTCAACACCAACAACAAAAGATAAAGTCTTGATAAATAATGTCGTTCATCAAATAATACAGGTAGATTCAGAAGAGGCTGCTGGAGTTGCAGTTACTTTTACATTATTTGTGAGGTCATAATGGCTGTAAAAAAATTAAGACTAGATGGAATTGGCAACTACGCTGAAGATGTTATAGAAGAAGTTGTAGATTTTGGAGCAGCAAATCTTCTTGGCAAATTAAAAGGTCAAAATGTACCGATTGATGAGGGCATAATGAGAAACACTTGGAAAATTAGAAAAGTATCAAATCTAGAGTCTGATCTTATAAACAATTTAGAATATGCAGAACCAGTAACCTTTGGAACAAACCTACCACCAACATGGAAGAATGGTTATCAACTTACAACGGCAGAAGGCAAGGCAATTCCAAAAGATTGGGCAACAAGACTTATTGAACAAACTGAAAGAAATATGATGAAGGAACTTAGATCATTATGAATACAATCAACGAAATAAGAGCAGCGATAGAAGCAAGGCTTGCAACAGAAATGGCAAGTGCACCAGTATATACTGTTGCTTTTCAAAACGTGCCTTTTACACCACCAAATAACACAAGTTGGGTTCAGTCATCTATTACATTCGGCATACATGAATCTGCAACATTACAAGCACCTACAAGTGGATATAACAAACATAATGGCGAACTGATAGTTAATGTATTTACTCCTCAAGGTGTTGGATCTGGAGCTAATTATACGATTGCAGAACGTATAAAAGATTTATTTCATAGACAAACTGTTAGTCAAATCATTTTTGGTGATACAGTAGGACCAAGCCAAGTTTCACCTGCAAGCCCACAACCTTTTTTTCAGACTGAGTTGAGCTTTATATTTGAAGCATGGTTACAATAGAATAAAATCTGTTTTATTAAAAAAAAATGGCAACTGTATTATCTGGAACTAGCGGTGCATTGTATTACAAACCAGCAGGAACAAAATCAACTTTCAAACCTACTGATGTAACTATCGGAACTGAAACTATTACTGTAGGTACATTATTAAATTTTAAAGTTGGTGACACTGTAAAATTTTCTGTAGTAAATTCTCAAACAGGTGCATCAGGTACAGGAACTTTACCTGCTGGTCTAAATACTTCAGATACATTTTTTATTGCTTCATATACTGCTTCAACAGGTGCATTGACAGTTTCTGCTACTAATGGCGGTTCTGCTGTAAATATTACAGATGTAGGTACTGCTGTTTCACCTAATGTATTTCAAATTGCATTTTCTGATTTTTCACCTGTAGGTGAAGTGCAAAACTGGAGTTTTTCTATAGAAAGAGAACAGATAGATACAACAACAATAGGTCAGCAAGATAGTCAAACAGTACCTTTTAGAACATTTATTGCTGGCTTTGCAGATGGAGAAGGTACTGCCAGTGTTTTTGTTACAGATGAGGATTCTGCATTAGCCAATAGAATGGTTGAAGATGTTACACAAAGAAATCAAGTCGGAGCTTCATTTAAGTTATATACAGATAAAAAAGGAACAGAAGCTTTAAGTAGAAGTATTGAATTAGATGCGATGCTTTCTGGTGCAGAATTTAATGTAAATCCTGATGATGCACAATCAGTTGAGATTACATTTAAACCTACTAAAGCACCAACTTTTGACTTCAGCACAAGTAGTTGATAAGTTAAATTAGTTAAAAATTTTTATGGCAACCCCAAAACCTAAACTCTCTCCGCTAGAGAAATTAAAAAAAGCTGCTAACTTGCAACCAATTAAAAGAGAAGTAGAACTTACAAATGGTGACATCTTTGAATTTTGGTCAACACCATTAACAATGGCTGAGAGAGAAAGAGCACAGAAAGGAACTAAAGACGACTTAAATGCTTTTGCTTTACAATTATTTATTCAAAAAGCAACAGATGAAAATGGACAAAGAATGTTTACTGCTGGTCATTCGGCAGAATTAAAAAATGAGTGTAGAGATGCAGATCTACAAGCATTGATGCTTGCTGTCGTTAGTGAAGAAACAAAAGACAGTGAGGAATTTGACATAAAAAAATAAAAAAGGAGGTCAAGAGAGATAATTTTTTGATGCTCCAGTTAGGTGTAGCCAAAGAGCTAGGTTATTCATTGTATGATTTAAAACGTCATATTACAGAATCTGAGTTGATAATTTGGGCTGCCTATTTTGAAATATTAAATGATGAACAGGAAAAAACTTTAAAAAGTGCCAAACGCAGGTAATATATAAGTAATTGCAATTTTTTTTGTGGCAGGCGAAGTTGGTATAAAAATTAAAGTATCAGCAAAAGATGCTGATAGAAATTTAAACAAACTTAAAAATTCAAGTAACCGTTTACAAGAGAGTTTTGGTAAATTACAAAACAGATCAAATGTTGCTGCAAATAATATAAGAAAAACAGGAAAAGCAGCAAAAACAGCAGCAGTAGGTTTTGGAACCCTTACAAAATCTATAGCACCATTATTAAAAATTTTAGCAATTGCAGGTTCTGTTAAATTTGTTTTGTTTCGAACAGCACAACTTGAAACTCAAACTAAAGCTTTAGAAGTACTTACAGGTAGTGCTGAGAAAGCACAAGGAATTGTTAAAGAGATAAAAGAATTTGGTGCAGTAACTCCTTTCAAATCTTCTGAATTAATAAATGTTGCTAAAAGAATGAAAGCTTTTGGTTTTGAAACAGAAAAAGTTGTAGATATAACAAAAAGAATTGCTGATATTGCTGGAACTGCTGGAGCAGATATAAATAATGTTGCATTAGCGATAGGTAAGGTTCAAGCTAAAAATAAATTTATGCAAGAAGAAAATGTAATGCTTTTAGAAAAAGGAATAAATGTGACGAAAGAATTAGAAAAAATTATGAATATGAATGGAGAAACATTAGCTAAAGCAATGAGTAAAGGAGAAGTAGGTGCAGATAAATTTGTACAGGCTTTAATAAACCTAACAAGTAAAGGCGGAGAATTTTTT